AAGCGTGGTGGTGACAACGTGCAGCGCGATTAGGCGCGACGACAGCGGTGCTTCTGGTGGCTCGATCAGGCCAAGGTGGACCATCACTTGATAACGAATTTCTTTAAGGCGTTCCTTCAGTGACATTTTACGATCTCCAGTTCATAGCCGTACACCTTGAGCAGCGCGTCAAGCGTGACGACGGTTGGCGAAACGATATTGTTTTCAATGTAGTAGACGTGGTTCTTTGACAGCCCAGCAGCTTTCGCTGCCTGTTGCTGCGTTAACCCGGCTTCCTCGCGGCACTGCGTAATCATAGAGCACCATTCGTTCTTTCTCAGTTTTTTGTATCGTCCCATTTATGGCTCCCTAACAATCCTAAGTGTTCTTGCCGCGCCGGGGATGCTGGTGATGTAACCGGCCTCCACCAGCCTCTCAATGCACCTCGTAATTGTTGAGGTGTTCAGGCCCAGCGCCTCACCGATTTCATGATGAGCCGGCGAATGTCCGTACAACATGATGTAAGACGCAATCTCATCATAAACTTTTCTTTGCGCTGGCGTCATGGCAGTTCCTTGATCGCAAGCGTTTTACTGCGAACGCTGTATGCTGCCTTTGGCGGCGTAATCCTTTCGGGAGCGGCCTTGTAATGTCGCATTCCCCAGCCAACCTGGTACTTCATATTCCCAACCGTTGCGATTGCCGCGTCATGGTTGCCCATTATTTCTTTGATCGCAGCCTGCGCTGCGTCGATTCTGTCTTCAGCGTCAACCTTGTCGGCGCGCGCCTTCAGCAAATCAGACACTAACAGAGAAGCGTTGAGCGCATCAAGGTCCAGCGGTGGCGCGCCTTGATCGACGTTTGAAAACGCAACATCTGCATCATCGCTGCTAATGACGGGATACCAATCAATGTCTCTTTTGCGCCGCTCGAAATCATCAACGGCTTCCGCGATTCTGCGCTGCATCATTTCGTCCTCGCCGTAAATAAATAAACGCAATTCAATGCCGCGATAGAGCGTGGCGATACAGCCCCATGCGGCCCCTGTACACATCATCTGGGCTTGCAACTGAAGCGGCCCTCGATGCGACGGCGGCGAATCTTCTGGGAAAGCGCTCGTGACCTTCGCCTCTAATACGCCAGGGCCGGTGATGTCGATCTGCGGCGCATTCGCGCAATAGATCAGGCTAGACACGTCAGTCTTGACGGTGCCTGCGCCGTCGCCCGTCCCGTCCAAGGAGCATGCAAGCTCAAGCGTGGGGTGGAAGAACGGCTCGCCGTGGTCGAGCTTGACATTCTTCAGGTTGAGGCGCCGCGCAGCTTCCGCCAGCACGATTGGCTCCAGGCGATTGCCCCATTCCGTGGCCTCGTTCCCGGCCCAGGCGGGCGGCTTGATGCCATTGTGAACCAGATCGACCATCTCCTTAAGCAGCTCATTTTGCGTGGCGTATGGCGACAGCCCCATCAACACGGGGATACGGGAAGCGGATAGCATGTAGTCAGGCGTCAGTTTACCAACCATTTCAAATTGCTCCTTTTTTCAAAAGTAAATTGCGAACGGTGGAGGCATGCCACCTCCCGCCGCGCGCGGTTTGGGCTTCGTCTTCATTTAAGTAATCCGCGATGCGGCGCAGACTCGCGCCGTTGTCATGCAGCGCCTTAACAGCGCTCCAGGCGCCATCCTCGCAAGCCCTGACACGCGCGGCCCCTGCCTTGGCGCGAGCGCGGCCACCAGCCGCCGGGTTGGGAGAGCCGAGCTTGACGCCACGCGCTTTCGCAGCGGCCAGCGCGGCCTTGGTCCGGCGACTGATCTCCTCGCGCTCATGCTGCGCGAACACGGCGCGGATGCCCCACTCGAGCGTCCCCATGTGCGGCGCGTCGGCGGCAAGGATATCTACGCCGGAGTTTTTGATCTTGAATAGGAATTCGACATCGCGCGATAGCCGATCAACCTTGGCGATCAGCAGACAAGCGCCCTCGCGCTTGCAATGATCCAGGGCGCGGGCAAGGTTTGGCCTGTCATCGCGCTTGCCGCTTTCCACGTCTTGATATGTGTCAATAATGTGGCGCTCATACGGCGCCACTAGGGCGCGTTGAGCCTCAAGGCCCAATCCGCTGGCGCCCTGGCGCGCGGTACTAACGCGCAAGTAAAGAACAAATTGTCTATCCGTCATTCCAATTTTACTCCTGCTCGCCTTCATTCGGGCCGTTGTCATGCTGCGGGCATTGCCACGGTTGGGCGCCCGTCGTGGATAAAAGTAGGCATTCGGCGTCAAAGCCTACGCCACTGGCGTACCACCAATGATAGTATTCGCACCCGTTACAGGCCGCGCCGCGCTCGAATACGTCGGCGACGGCCTGCCATTCGCGCCGCGTCAATTCCGCTCGCAGCGCCGCCTTGTCGGCGTCCCGGACGTGCGGGCTTTCAAGCGCCGCGTCAATGTCGCGGCGGGTGTAGTCGCGCAAACCGTGGCGCATGACTATCGCCGCGCCGGCGGATCGGCGGGCGCGCAGTATACGCCGCCGCATTCTTGATAATCGAGTGCGCGCGCGATTTCCGCCACGCCGGCGAAATATATCGCCATGGCCACGCCGAGCGTGATGATGGCAAAGTGAATTATTCGCATTTTGCTGCCCTTATCTGTTCGCGCACAAGCGCTCCTAATCGGACTTGCGGAGCTTGGCCGCAAAGTCTCTAAGGTGTTTCACCTTTGCGGCGGGGACGTAGACGCAGATTTTCTTCATCCCCGCCGCCTTCATGCGCTGGTAATGGTCGCGCTGGCGTTCCTTGGTGGATTTGGCGTTCATGTGGCGCGCCGATTTTTCCAGCCGCGCTTGGCGGCGGCGCTGCGCTTTTTGTGCGACCTCACTATATTTCCAAGGTCTTGAACGAAAGAAATATGTCTCCGCGCTGCCCAATAGGCGGCATAGGCATGGAGCCCGTAAGCGGCACCGCCGCCGGTGAATTGGCGTTGATCTACGCCATCAACCCATAACCCCGAGTTTCCATAAGTGTCGATCTGGTGCTGCCTATAGTGACGATAGTGGTGAAGAATATCTTTATTCATTGCTTCTCTCCTGTTGGTTGATGGTTAGAATATAACGTAGTTAGCATCTAACATCAACAGGAAAATACGCTCGTGCGGCGCGCAACGCCGAACCGGCGCCGCGTCCGGCTTTGTTAAAAACTTTCTGCGAGTTAAAGCCGCGCACCGCGCTTGGGTAGCTCACGATAAAAGCGGAGCCGTGATCCTGTACCTGGATTGCGCCAGCGGCGATCCAGGTTGTTTCTATGATTTTCATCGCTCACCTCACAAATAAAGGTTATTGCTGACGCCATCGCGGGCAAGCTCAACGGCTTCGCGGCGCAACACCCGGCGATGCCAACGCGAACCAAAGCCTGGGCCATTGTCGTCGAGCGCGTCGCAAATCGTTGCAATGGATGTATTTTTAGCGCGGATCATCTTACCGGCGTTATCCATTGCCAGAACATCGTCGGCGTAGGCGAGGAAATCGCGGCGACCGTCGAATTGCGTAACCTGGCGGACGCCGCGTCCGGCTTCGGTGGTGGCGATGTAGATGGATTTCATTGTTTTACCCTTTCCTGTTTCCGGGCAGACCGCCCGCCATTGCCCCCGCGCGACTGGCGCGGGGGCAAGGCGCGGATGGTCTACCAGGCGCCAAGCGCCTCTAGCGCCACGCGGTCGCGATCCAGTCCGCGCAAATCATGGCCCGCCAATGCGTCATCGATGGCGCGGTAAATTGCGCGCTGGCGATCCGAAAAAAACATGATATGCCCCATGCCAATCTTATACGGATTCGCATATCCCATTAAAGCTTGCCAAGCCGCCGCGCCATCGGTTCCCATTGGCGGGCAGGTAGCCTTTAGCAGGCCCTTATTTTTGCCCCGCGACGCCTTTGCTGCATCAATGGCGGCGATACAAATATCCCGTAATTCTACGCTTTCCATGATATTGCCCTTTCCTGTTAAGCGTTGCGTGCAACAATGGTGGCGCGCTTTTTACGAATGCCATGGGCCGGAAAGCCGACAATGGCGCGGTTAATTTGACGCTGGCACAATTGACAGGTCGCACACGTCACGTCATCGCGATACGTCGCCGGGCATTGCACGACCAGGCGCCCTGCCGGCGTCGTGGTTTTGCGCGCGTCAAAATCATGTGGCAGCACGGTCACAACCGGCGCGATGCCAAGTGCCGCCAATTTGTCCGCGTGTTCCAAGTGGTTAGCCGACAAATTCACGGTAAACCCTTGCGCGTTTGCCGTAGCAATGGCGGCTCGGTTTTCTTTGTTTTCCAGAACGTCATAGTGCGTATATGTAAAGCCGCGCCTGCCTTTGTTGGCGCCGACGATAGCCAGCAAGCCGCCGCGATCGACGGTGTCGCCATCGCCGGGCAAATCACCGGCTTGGTTGTGGCGCCAGAATGTTCCAGCCGGTAGTGCGGCGATCCGCGCAACAAAGTCGGATAATTTGCCGCCACGTTCCCCGCGCGTTACTTCG